GATCTAGTGGCACTCCAGATTTGCGTAATAGATTTATTGTTGGTGCTTATCAAGATACTGCTGGCGTAGCTTATACTACAATTACAGGTGCTGATACACAAACTGGTGGTAGTAAAGACGCTATTGTAGTTAGCCATAGCCATACCGCAACAGTTACAGATCCAGGCCATTTCCATACAGTTCCTTATAATGCAGAGGTTATTGCAGCTGGTGGATCACCAGGTCTTCGTAATTCAGGCTCAAGCAATACAGCTACTGCAACAACAGGAATTACAGTAGCCAACTCAACAACAGGTTCAAGTGGTACTAATGCAAACTTAGTTCCTTACTATGCTTTAGCATTTATTATGAAAGCCTAACAATGGACAATATTAATCCAGTATCCTATGGCAAACTCATAGGCAAGGTGGAATCTTTAGAACATAAAGTAGAAAGCCTTGAAAAAGACATAAAAGAGCTATTAGAGCTTGCTAACAAATCTAAAGGTGGCCTATGGACTGGTATGATGATCGCATCATCTATCGGTGGTTTTATAGGCTATTTTATGCATTTGTTTTCAGGAAAATAAAATGAAGTTATTAGCCTATATTACGGTATTAGCTGTTTTATGGGTATTTTTATTAGAATATCCTTATGCTCAAGAAACAATTAAACAAATGAGCATGAAAACAGAAACAGGCGAAATAGTACTTACTACAGAAGAATGTATCTTTAAGAAAATGGGATTACAAGGTTATGAGTATGCAGCTTATGCTACTGAAATAGGCCATGCTAATCACGAAGGATGCTGGAAATCTGATAGTTACGAAGGAAAGCATGCAGTTTATATATACTTTCCAGAGATAAACCAAACAGCAGTATTTGATGCTAAATTATTTCAACCGAAAGCAAGTGTTTAATGTGGATAACAGAGGATTCTATCGCAGCTTTATATACCGCATTTATACAAATAGAACCCTTCGTATCTATGCCATTTCCACCTGCCAAGCGTGTAGAATTTGTGGTATGTAATAATCCTGAACTATACGGTCAATACGAACCAGAGCCACACACAATAACAATCTCACTAGGTAAATGCAGTCATTTAGATACTGTTATAAAGACACTTTTACATGAGATGATTCACCAAATTATCTACATCAAATATCCCAAATCAGAAATATACCTATCACATAAAGGCGAATTTAAACGCATGCAACATAAGGTTGCTAAACAATTTGGATTTGATCCGTTAGAATTATGAAAATATTAGAAAAACTTAAAGAATTATTTGCTAAAGGCCCTACAAAGCCTAAACCTAAAACTGACACACCTGAATTACATCATCACAATCATGGGAGTTCAACAACATAATGGGTAGCTTAATCTCACTTATATTACCAGCATTAGTTCCTGCATTTACAGATGGCGTTAGGGGTATATTTGCCAAACTAACAGGCGGAGCTGGTGGCCAACCACAAAACATGCAAGAACGCATATCTCTTATACAAGCTGAAACAGAACGCTTAAAAGCATTAGCTCAATTAGACACACCTAATGGCGAACCTTCTAAATGGATTATTGATCTTAGAGCTTGCTATAGATACGTTATCGTATCATTCATACTAATTGCCACTATTTTTGTTATCTACTCACCTAGCGTTTCTGTAGCAGTCGTAAGCGTATTCCTAGACATGACAGGTGCTTGTATGAGCTTTATCATTGGCGAAAGAATGTACTTAGCTATAAAAAGATGAAATTACGATTAGAGAGGTTTGAATATGGAAGCAGTTATACTATCGGCAAATTCTACATTGATGGTGTTTATCATAGTTTTTCTTTAGAAGATGTTGTAAGAAAAGGGGAAAAAGTAAATGGACAAACAGCTATTCCAACTGGCACTTATCCTGTCATTATTGATCTTTCTGCTCGTTTTGGTAAGCAACTTCCCCATGTATTAAGTGTGCCTGGTTTTGAAGGTATAAGGATTCATCCTGGCAATACATCTAAAGACACAGAGGGATGTATCTTACTTGGAACAGCATGGACAGGTGGAGATTTTATAACCAATTCTAAAGTAGCCTTTAATACTTTTTTTGACAAACTAAAGGAAGCTCAAACTGCCACATTACTTGTATGTTAGATTATTTACTTTGTAGTTTGCTTTGTGCAATAGATCATTTAAAATATGTTATTGCAATCTTAATTATTCTTATAGTGTATAATAATGTAACTCAACACTAGGAGAGTAACTTGAAGATTTTGCTCATAGATATAGAAGTAGCACCAAACACAGCTCACGTCTGGGGTATCTTTGACCAGAACATCTCAATCAATCAGTTACTAGAATCATCTTACACATTATGCTATGCCGCTAAATGGTATGGCAATCCCAAAATTATGTTTGACTCAGTTCAAAAGTCAGGCAAAGATAAAATGCTTGCTAATGTTCATGCTTTATTAGATCAAGCTGATGCAGTAGTGCATTACAATGGCAGTCGTTTTGATATTCCTATCTTAAACAAAGAATTTCTTTTAAGTGGTATGCCACCACCAAGCCCAGCTAAACATATAGACTTATTACAAGTAGCTCGTAGACAGTTTAGATTTGTTTCTAACAAACTAGACTATGTATCACAGGCTTTAGGCTTAGGTGCTAAAACAGCACATGAAGGCCATACGCTATGGTTAAAATGTATGAATGATGATCGTAAGGCTTGGAAGATCATGGAAGAATACAATAAGAATGACGTTATATTACTTGAAAAGGTATATAACAAGTTTAAAGGTTGGATCAAGTCACATCCTAATCATAACGCATATTCTCCAGATGTTTGTTGCCCAAATTGCGCATCACGCAAATTACAAGCTAGAGGAACGCAAAGATCAAGAGTTGCTATATATCAGCGTTTTCAATGTCAAGAATGTGGTAGCTGGTCTAGGACTATAAAAGCTGAAAAGAAAAGTAAAGAATCGTTAGTAACTATTTAAGGACTAATATGGCAATTACAGCACAACAAATATGCGATCACCTTGTAGGTAAAACTGTTGTGTCAGCCGAATTAGACTATGGCGATAATATTATTATCTTAGAACTTTCAGATTCATCATACATAGAAATAAGTGGCGAAGAACTATCTATATACGCTGAACTTAATCAAGATGATGATACCATTCATTAAATAAAAGAAAAGGGCTTAAACAGCCCTTTATGTGCGTTTTAAGTACCGTTAAGCCTACGTTAGAGGATGTAATAAGTTTAGTATTTTTAGGCTTTCTACTAAACGTGCAGTAATTACCAAATCTAGGTACTTAATCATCTGCCATTTCAATACGTTGCAATTGAGCATCAATTTCTGGTGGATTAACAGCCACTTCATCCCTTGTAGCTTCTAATAGCTTATTCTTATACCAATCAGACTTTTCTAAGTCTTGTTCTGGATGATCTTTAAACGGATAGCGTAAATCATATTTAAGCTTACATCCCTTTAAATATCCAATATATTCTTCTTTAGTTAAACGACTTTTAATTACATTAATTGCTTCAATCCCACCCACCAAGTAATGTGGCGGTCTATTTACCATATCAACCATGATGACTCCTTATCAATAAAAGATTAATTACTTCATACACTCCAACAAGCAAACCGATTATACCACCAAATATTAATATCCATACAATCCATTCAAGTATTTTTTCTAACATTGCGTTCTCCATGAGGTGTTAATTTAGGTAAAGTAAAATATCCTTTGCGTTCTAAATACAATAATCGCATCCAATCTGTAACAGTATTTTGCACAATTTCTTTTCTATTGCAATTAGGATGTGTTTCTATGTAATTTTTAATAAAGTTAGCTTTGCGTTGCTCGTCTAAAATCGTATACATTACAATCCACCATTAGCTTCTACAAGTTTCTTACTATCATATTTAGATAAACCTTTGTATTCTTCTACAGGTTTACCAGCCACAAGTGGTGTTATTTTAATATGATGAGTAGTGTTTTTTAAATCGTTCAAATATGAAAGCTGATTAGGATGAAAAGACCATAAATAAGACTTTATAAGATCACCTGATTTAACATCATATTCTTCGTACAAGTAAGCCAATACTGTATTCATTAGTAAAATACCATCCTTCCTATGTGCGTTTTTTTGCGTTTACCGAACCATTGTTTCTTTGGCGGTATCGAATCATCATGGAAATATAAAGCATTTGCAACTGGGTTAGCATGTTTATTATAAACAATCGTATCAATAACAAGAAGTTTAGTTTCCAAATACGCCCTTTCATCAACTGGATTGTGGGATTCATCTTGCACAGCAAACTGATTATTAGCATAAACGACAGAGCATACAGAATAACCCCAGCGACCAGAATGCAAACGATTGCGAATAACATTGATAACCCCTACCTTTTCTTCTAATGAACGAGTATTTACTTCATGATAAACAGCAGTAGCATAGCACGCTATATCCAATTCCATATTTGTCATATCCATATATTACACAGCCTTCTTTAATGGTTTTACTGTTACCCCAAAATGAGTAGCAGCGTATAATTCACATATAAATCTAAAGAAAGGAGAATAGACCATGTGGACTAAACCTACTGCTACAGAAATGCGTTTTGGCTTTGAAGTAACCATGTATGTAATGAATAAATAGTTATAAATGATAAGGGAGACACCATTAAAATGGAACGTCTCCCAAGTCATCTTCAACATCTGCACCCTTAGCAGATTCTTCTTGTATTCTTGGCTGTGCTTGTTTGCCAATAGAAAACTTCTTAAACTCACGACCTTGAGCTGTAAGCCTATTACTAATGTTTACATAATAAGGTGTATTAGGTAAAATATCTTCCGGTGTAATTAACACACCACTATAATCAGCATGCCAATCTTCTACCTTTTTATCATTAGGAAAAAGATTACAAGTGCCTGGTTTAGGTATAAATGATTCTGCCATATATTACTCCTTAGTATAAATTGGTTTACGTTTCCATCTTGTTGGTTCTACATCTGTTTCTACAAACTCCATGAATTCTAGCAATAAAGGTTTATACCAGTCAAGCCATTTATCATCTTTCTTTATTAGCTCAACTGTAATGCCATTAGGTGTCCATACACTAAACCATCCTTGATCTCTACCGGTGCAATGTATTTGCATCTGTACTTGGTAGTAATAACGATCAGGCATAGTAGGATAAAACTCCATGCTAAAAGGGCATTTAAGCTCTACTGGATCATCATTAAAGTAAGCATCAGCCGAAGCACCCATAGGCAAACTATCATGCACTATAAGTTTATTGCCAGGCATACAAAAGTCACCCATTTCCTTTTCAAAAGCTGATAAAGCATCACGTTCGTGAAGATTACCCCACGCAGTAGCTTCATTACCTTCAAAAGGTGGTTCACGCATAGTCATCTGACGCCAGAGCTTTTGTCTTTCATTGACAGAAGCCCAGGCATTAGATGCGGTTACTATTCGGTGACGCCTATTATCTAATAAATGACTCATGCAGTCTTTTTAAGATCATTAGCATATTCACGCAATTCTTCTTGAACTGCTGGTGTTAAAGCAAAAAATGCTTCTTTAAGTTTACCTTCTTTACTAGCTTCTACAAGTTTGTTTTTAGCAACCGTTAATTGAGCTGCAGTAACCACTTCTTTAACTGGGTTAGTTTGCTGGTGAATAGCATTAACAACTTCATTAGCTGAAGCAAACTCACTACCAGCAAGACCAAGACAAGAAAGAGCACGACCGATAGAACTAGTCTCACAATTTTCGACATAAGATGTTCCATTAATTTGAGATGATTTTCTAAATTCTTGCGCATGGCCTGTAGCTACAATTTTGCTTTCAGGATTCACAATCTGAGTTTTGATTACACATTGGTCATCATCAATCTTTACAATCTCAGTCATAATTGACCATCCTTTGTAAATAGCTGACTCTCTAAATTCATTTACTCTAAGGGCAACTGTTTTATATTCTTTGCCATGAATTTTAACTATACCGTTACTCATTCACATTCTCCTTTACATTTTCCACAGCAGATTCTAGCATCTCCAGTTCTTGCATCACTTGTTGGTAAAACATCAGTTGATCCATATTTAGCATCCATCCTATCGTTATGATCTTTTAAATCTTGGTTGATTAATTTTAACTCTTTAATTATTTCTGATAACGGCCTTAACATATAATTCTCCAGGCAAAGTATGATACAAACACAATCATAAAGCAATATATATATTTAGTCATCATGTTTCTCCTGTTGATCTAATAAATGTTCAGCTAACTGTTCTTGTTGTTCAAGACGTTCCATATCGTCTAAATAAGCATCAGGATCTAAATGTCTTTCCATTATATTGCTCCTGACAATTTACCAATTACATATAGGCATAATGCCACATAACACCAAAACGCTATTGCTGTTACTATCATTGTCTTTATACTCATGTAATTCTCCTAAGGGTTAAATGTTGCAATACCCATATTAATGGCATTTTGAACCATGTCAAGCATTATTTAATAAATAATAGAAATAAAATAGTTTGCATATAGAATTTAACTATGCTAATGTTTTTCACATGGATTATCTGCGCTTTATTATATTAGATGAATTTGATGGCAAACCGCTTAGAACCTTTAGTAATAGGGCATCTGCTAAATGGTTTCTTGAGAATAGGCCTAATTGTAAGCTGCAGGTTATTCCTAAAGCAAAGTCTGTGCCAATGACAGATTTATACGAAGAATGTTTATTTTAAGGAGTTTACATGAAATACAAAGTTAAGAACTGGGATAAATTCCAACATTACAAACCAAAGACTCATGCAGATGAAACAAAGAAAATGCCCTGGTTCAAACTATACGGAATTGACTTATTAGAAGATTTTGAATTTAATGCAATGACTCACGATCAACAAGCTATTTTAATCAAATTATGGTGTTTGGCTAGTCAATATGATGGTTATTTACCTGAAGATCAGGCCATTGCTTATCGGTTAAGATACCCTATAGAATTTATAAATTCTGTAATAAAATCATTGAGTAAGTGGATAATAGAGTGTGACTATACAAAGTCTATACTAGATAGAGATAGAGATATAGATAGAGATAAAGATATATATGTGTTGTCCAAAAGTAGTTTTATAGAATTTTGGGACATATATCCAACTCGTAAAATATCTAAAACTAAATGTGAAGAAAAATGGCGTAGTAGAAAATTGTATGAGATCAAAGATGAAATACTTGACCATATCAAAAAAATGAAAGATACTAAGTCATGGAAAGAAGGTTATGTGCCAGCCACGACAACGTATATTAATCAGTCTAGGTGGAATGATCCCATAGAAGAAACTATTAAAACTAAAAAAGCTTGGGAAGGTGGAGTATGAATTTAGGTGATGTAATAGAAAAGCTCACAGTAACCCAAGAAACTGTTAAGGAGTTTTACAATGAAGGATATTCTCAAGCAGAGTTTAAAGTTAAAAGCACAGACATATTTACTGATGATGTCATCAAGTATTTCGGTGAGGAAATTCATTCTGGTAAATCGTTGGGGTGGGTTAAGACGGAAGATAAGTTTCGTGTTCGGATGGCTGAACTTACGATAATTACTGGGCCTTCTGGTCATGGTAAGTCAATGTGGTTATCTCAAGTTATATTATCTATGATGCGACAAGGTACTAAATGTTTAGTAGCGTCTTTAGAAATGCGACCAGTATTGACTTTATCTCGTATGATTACACAAGCATTAGGATCACCAGAGCCAACAGATGATTACATTAGAAAGTTTTGTAGTAGAGCTGCAGATAAGTTATATATCTACGATCAGACAGGCACTACAACTTCTCAAGATATGATTGCTACATTGCATTACGGAAAACATATTTTAGGATGTGATGTATTTGTGATAGATAGTTTAATGAAGCTTCAGGATGTAAGTGAAGAATCCTTAGATGCACAAAAAAGGCTGACTAATTCACTAGCAGTTACATGCAGAGATTTAAACATTCATGTATTCTTAGTAGCTCATACTCGTAAGATGAAAGATGAAACAGAAGTGCCTGATGCAACAGATTTGATGGGCAGCTCTCATATTCGTAATTTATCAGATTCAATCTTATGTGTATGGCGCAATCGTTATAAGGAAAAATTAATTGATGAAGGCAAAACATCTGATGACGAACTTAAAATTATTCCAGACTGCAAGGTGTTTGTTCAGAAGCAGAGAAACGCACAATGGGAAGGTAGTTTTAACTTTTGGTTTGACCCAAAAGGATTAAAATACAAGGAGAGTCCAAAATGATTAATTTAGTAGAAATGTTAGTAGAAGATGATGAAATTGAACAATCACCATGTAAATATGGAAATATTGTTGTTGGTCATGCTTGTTATTGTCATAATGAATCTGAAGAAGCACCAAGAAAATGTTATGTATGGAGAAATGGTGATGATTGGAATAAAAAGTCTTGTCATTTATTTGAGGAGTTTAAAAATGACAACAATAAATGATTTTCTAAAGGCTATACAAAAAGAGTTTGGTCATGTAGAATATAAGGCTACATCTAAAGACGGACAAGTATTTAAAAGCAAAGGATGGGATCATGCTGAAATGGAATTTAGTAGAAAGCAACCTAGAAAATCTGATTATAAAATTAAGATCACTTGATTGGACTAAAAGATGGCGTGTAACAGTTGTAGAAGCTAAAGCAAGTCGTAGTTTAGAGCAAAATGAAAGATTATGGGAGCTTTATACAAGCATTGGTAATCATTTAGGTATAGACAAACAAAACATGCACGAACTTATGTCTTATCGTTTACTTAGATCACAAACAGAAATATGTGGCTTTCCATGCGAAGTTATAAAATCTACTACTAAACTTACTACTAGCGAAATGTCAGAATATCAGCATCAAATAGAAATATGGGCGCAAACTATGGGATGGGGATGGGATCTGTGAACTATCGTAATCCTAAACTATTAAAGTTAGCAAATGGCGCACCATGTATGATGTGTTCTATGCAAGATGGTACTGTAGTGGCCGCACATAGTAATCAGCTAAGGGATGGTAAAGGCACAGGTATAAAGGCTCACGATCACCGTATAGCGTTCTTATGCCACCAATGCCACCACATGATAGATAATGATAAGATGTTAGATAAACATGATAGAATAGCAGCATGGGAAGAAGCGCACAGAAAAACTATAGGATGGTTATTCACTAACAACCATATACAAATTAAATGAACAAAATAGAATTTGGTGATTGTAGAGTAATAATGAAACGCTGGAAAGATGAAGGCGTTAAAGTTCAAACTTGTGTAACTTCTCCACCTTATTTTGGTTTAAGAGATTATGGTCATGATGGTCAAATAGGATTAGAACAAACTGTAGGTGAATATGTAGCTAATATTGTAGATGTATTTAGAGACGTTTGGAATATTCTTGAAGATGATGGAACTGTATGGCTTAATCTTGGTGATAGCTATTACAATTATAGACCAGGTAAAGGACAAGCATTAAACAAACAAACTGTAAGCAATACTAATCAAGATTTACCTACTACATGCGCTAGACGAGGAAATAAACAAGAAGGGTTAAAAGAAAAGGATTTAATTGGAATACCTTGGCGTGTAGCGTTTGCTTTGCAAGATTTTGGATGGTATTTAAGACAAGATATTATTTGGCATAAACCAAACCCAATGCCTGAATCAGTTAAAGATAGATGCACAAAAGCGCATGAATACATATTTTTACTCACTAAAAATCCACAATATTATTTTGATTCTTTAGCTATGAAAGAACAAGGTGTAATACCAGCAGGAACTAAAGGTGCTAAAGGAAGTAAAGAAAGACAAAATCAAATTGGTGTAAATGCAAGGCCACCTGAATATAAAATTTATGATGGTATGAGAAATAAACGTAGTGTATGGACTATCAATACTAAACCATACAAAGGCGCACATTTTGCTACATTTCCTAAAGAATTAATTACCCCATGTATATTGGCAGGAAGTAAAGAAAATGATATAGTGTTTGATCCATTTATGGGATCAGGAACAACTGCTCAAGTTGCTAAAGAATTAGATAGGCAATATCTTGGATGTGAATTAAACACAGATTATGAATTATTACAAAAAGAAAGATTAGCATGAAATATTTAGTAGGTATCATAGGTATATGCTTTTTACCTTTTGCAGTAATCTTTGTGGCTTTTGAAGCAGCTTGTGTTTATATTGTTAATTCTTGTAACGAGGAATAATTATGGCAGATAAAAACCCTATCACAGGTGATTTATTACAATCACGCATGAACAGTAAAGAGTTCGAAGCTAATTTTGATCGTATATTTAGACAACGGATTAACGACCAAAAACTTAACAATGATGATATGTTACCTGAATACGAATTAAATAAATCCACCGGAGAAGTCCAGAAAGTAGACAATGGCAACAAGTCCGACTCAACTGAGTCTTAAGCTTTTAAGAGAGCAGGGGTATACCGTTGCTATAGTAGAACATTGGAACGCATTTGCGAGAATACGCCAAGATCTATTTGGATTTATAGATATACTAGCTTTAAAAGGTAAAGAAGTATTAGCAGTACAAACAACCACAGCAAGTAACATGTCAGCAAGAATTAATAAAATAGCTGATAATGAATATGTAAATGCAGTTCGTGATGCTGGCTGGACTATTCATGTACATGGATGGCATCAAGACGATAAACGTAAATGGCATTGTAAAGTGAAAGACGTCAGTTGAAATTTCAATCAGAGCAATACTATTATCAATATAAAGATGCAGTAATGGAAGCAATAGGCGAAGATAAGATGACTTGCCAAGATATGTCTTTAAAATTAGGTGTACATTACAACAGAATTAAATGGGTTATGTATAGGCTTAGAAATGAAGATCATCTATCATCATACAAATACAATGACATTACATATTACTTAAAGCCTAAACCGCATCCGTTACAATCTATATTTGGCCATGAAGTAAAGTTTACAGAAGATCAAATAAAAGGCTCACAAGTTTATAACGAAAAAGATGCAAAACATAATTTAAGATTTAACTTAGATCAAGATTCATTTCATGGT